GGCGACAATAAAGTCGCTCCTGCGAAGTCATAAATCCGCCTTTGTGCGAATCTATGACAATCCGCACTCCTCACACTTTGGTTAATAAAGTGGTATCCATCTCCACTTTATACCGGCACCACCGGTGTCGTTACGAGAAACAGAAGATGAATCTTCTGTCGTTTGATTCCCGTAACGGCTAGCCCACCACCTCATATGTTCATAGCGATCCACTAGTGAAAGGAAATCACCAGGATCACGCCAATAATCATATGAGATTGTCCAACTTCTGTACTCAAGTCGCTGGTAGTCATTATTGACTCGAACCTTAAGATGGGAATTCTTAGGGTTTAGAGACGAAATGCCCCATTGACATGGGTCAGATACGTAGGGAATGGAATTCTTTCTGGAAGATACTTCTTTATATCTTCTAGAACATTCCCACGTCATTAGTGAAGAATGAAGGAAGCGATATAGATTCCTATATCCCCTTCTCCAAGCTTCATTAATGAGATGGACATGTGATACGACATGCGAAGGGCAAAGTTTACCCTTCACCCCTTTAACTCGAAAGTATAGAGGGGAAATGTCGCATCCAGAAAGGAAGAACTTTCCGCAAGATTCACGGAAAGACTGTGATGAACAAAAAGATTTCTGTTCATTCACAGTGAATCCCAATCTGGATAAGATGGACTTGATGATATTTGTGAGACGACTGTCAACACAAATATCATCACCGTAGACAGCGAGAGGCTGGAAGGCACCACGAAAGTATCCCGTATGTAACTGGAATAAACCAATTACATAAAGAATCTTTTGTGGTGTTAACCAGTCAAGAAACTCGATGTCTACATGAGACGACTCATAGGTGTATAAGCAGGCGGCATATATGCAAACCGACACGAAGATCAAACATTGTGTCGGGAAGCAAAGAGCGGATCCCATAGGAGCAAACTTCCTGAGGCGAAAAATTTCGCCGTTAGGAAGATAAGCACTGTGAGATCTAGTAGCTATCATAGGAATTAGCCACGAAGGTGGAAACACCCTCCTAACTAATTCTAATGATAGACTATCACTCGCCGACGATAAATCAAGAGTATCGATCTCTCCGGTATAAGAACCGAATTGAGCGAGCTTTTGATTCACCGTCTGATCCTCCAATCTAATGAAATTAGAGAAGGAGGAACAGCCTACTAGCTCTATGAACCGACACGACACGGCCTGTTGGAAGAACATTAGAGTGTTCGGTTCCATACAAATGGAACGAGCAACTTTAAGATTCTTCGGAACAAATCGAAGTCGGGCGATTCTAGAACTAACACCACCAGCAGGGCACCATCTAGAAGGATCAGGGATGATCTTATCTGGATCGATGCCATACTCTCCTCCAAGACCATACATTCCTATATGGCCACGAAGGAGAAAACGATCTACGATGGGATCGAACTGAAGACAACGAAGTTTATCAATTCGTCCCTTTACTCCACGTTCTTGAACGGATCCAGGACCAAACTTTGGTCGAAGATCCCGCCAAGAAAAATGGGGTAAGCTTGATGAAAGTATCAGTCGTAAGGCTGATATATCAACATCATCAAACCGTAGATCGTTTAGCCTTTTCTCTATATCAAGCCAGTTGCGTAAGGCAACTGAATTGAAGGACTTGTCTACATATTCCAACTTCTTACCGAAGTTAAGAAATGTGTAGAGAAAATCCAACAACTTGATATCTCCGGTCTTGAAATAGCGATTATATTCAAAGAACACGGGTGTGTCTTTGAAATCGCTAATCCAGTCCCCTATTGAGGAGCCTGAGCCCATAAGGCTGTGTTGAGACACAAGCTTATGAGCTAAGTCGGAGAACTCTAAGACGATTTCCTTGATGCCGCATTGTCTAATCCTTTCCAGGAAGAGACGATAGAGCTTAAAGGGTTTCATCTCAGGGTTGAGTGGGCTATCTGCTAGGAGTGCGACCCAACTTGCTATGAACAGTCCAACAGAGGCACTGTTCACACCAACTGGTACACTCAATGACTGGCAAAAGTCGTCATCTATGATAATAGATCGACGACCGTTCGAGGTGTGTAAAAACACCTCGTGCCGCATCACTT